CGCTAGAAAGCATGTCTCTTCCAACTATTCTGATTCTTCTTTTGTCAGGTAATATCTCAGAGAATCTCAACACTCCGCCGTCACTAGCTCCTGCTACCGGAGGAACGTGTTCCCAGTTTCTTAGTTCTGTATATGGAACATCAGTCATTTCACTCTGACCTAATGTCATCCATACCTCATCAACAAATACAGGTATTGCAGCCCCTGAAGATATACTTACCCCAACTGCTATAGATGTTGCTGTAGCACCTAAGTTGGCACTACCTTTTAAAAGTTCCCATCCTGTTCCGCTATGCGTTGCACTAAGGGCAGAACCAATGTAGAGACTTACCCTAGATGCAGTTGTGCAATATACCCAGGCAGCAAGATTACATTCTTGTCCCTCTGTTGCGACTGCTGTATACGAACTAGATGTGGAATCGTAAGTTTGTAAAAGAGTTGTAGCGACACTACTTGGCACTACAATTCTCGCTGAATTATCGCCATATAATACGCCGTAGTTCTCTGGGTTAGTTGTTTCAGCTTCCTGATTTACACTTGCCCCTGACCCGCTAATGGTCCAATTATCACAAGATGTAGTAGATGACCAATCTTCAAAGTCACCATTTAACAGTAGGTTATCCCCTGATTCAGCAGTTCTTTTATTTCCTAGATAAACTCTGTCTATCCTTCGCATAGTAGATGGAAGCGTGTATGTGTGTTGCCTGTTACCTGTAATGATAGTTTCAAAATCTCTTACCAAAGAGATATCTGGAAACACCTGTTCACGGGCTTCGTTATATAAACTCAATACATCACTCGGATCTACAGCAGATAATTCATATGTAGCTCCACTAGAGTCTGCACTCCAGTTTGCACCTGCTGCTGTAAGGGTTCCTGACGATGCAACGTAATCAGTTAATCTTCTGATTTGTCCTGAATTATTTTGTGATGTTACTTGAATAAACCATCTATTATTAAAATAATCATTTACGCTAAATCTCTTTGTTAAATTAGTATCAATGACAGATGCGTTAGAAGAAGACAAGTTTGTAGTTACGGTCCCTGTTACAAGACCCATAGGTCTTAATATATCTTGTCTCATTGTTGAGAATGTAGTGGTCGGCATTAAGCACCTTCCTTATATTTGGTATTTATTCTGCTACCCATTGAGTATTACCTTCATCCCATACATAGTTCCCACTATCAGGCCTTGCCGTTGGTGGGTCCCATCTACAAGTACTTTCATTTAACTGCCATGAATTAAATGGCTTTGGCGGTATGAAAGCATCTCTACCGCTATCCCATGTAAAACCGATTCCTGCATAGTTCTTTCTTATACGGGCGTTATAACTTGTCTGCACCCAATTGGTATCGCTTCCTAATAAACCTTTCATAAAAGCAATACCTACAGATTCTGATTCATCTCCATTGCCATCCTGGCAATCTGAATCAGCTACGACAGTTACATTTATAACTATGTTTGAATCATCTATTTGTGCAAAATGTGCCATCATTTACACCTATTGAAATTTGTACTTAATAATTACTACGCCAGAGCCACCATTTCCGCCGTCATCTGAACTAGATGTTTGTGAAGAACCTCCTCCACCTCCACCTGTGTTAGCAGAACCTGCTCCGGGCGAACCTGAACCTGTTGCTCCTGCTCCTCCGCCCCCAGAACCTCCGGAACCTCCTGAGCCAGAACTATAAGTTCCACCACCTCCGCCACCTGCGTAAGTGACAGAACTACCTGTAATAGAACTTGCCGTTCCATTACCACCACCTCCACCTGAAGATCCACTATTTGAAGAACCACTTCCTGATTTTCCACCTCCGCCACCACCACCGGCGTTAGTTCCTCCTGATCCACCGCCTGATCCTTGACCGGATGTTCCACTACCTCCAGAGCCGTTTCCACCACCACCACCAGAACCTCCACTACGACCATTTGAGCCACCCGATCCGTGACCTCCGCCACCACCACCGGTTGCAGAAACTGAACCTAATGCAAAAGTAGAATTTCCACCATCTGAGCCAACAGTATTTTCGTCTCCACCTCCGGCACCTGCAGCTCCTACTACTACAGCATATGTAGTTACAGACGCTGTAATTTCAGAAGCAGTTAGCATTCCACCGGCTCCTCCGCCACCTGAACCGTTATTTGAATTGACTCCTCCGCCACCTCCGCCGCCACCTCCGGCAACGACTAGATATTCAATCTGATCGCCTGCGCCGGAGCCGCCTTTGGATGTGACTTCAAACGTGCCGTTAGAGGTAAAGCTGTGGACTTTGTAATCGCCTGACGTAGCTATGCTACCGCCTGTGGCTACAATAAAAGACTCACCCGTTAACTCAAGACCATTAACAGCTTGAATGTTTGCGTCAGTCTTAGCGTTTAGCTTTTCTATACTAGCTATAGCAATGTTATTTATTTTTTCTATTTCGTTAGCCATATTGCTACCTGCTAGGCATGTTCGATAACATCTAACGATGGATTGAAGTAAAGTGTATTTCCATCAATAGCTATACCTAATACCTGAACTAAGTCACCATCACTATCAGGTGCTGTAGCTTCTGGTACGTTCTGAGAACTGGTTTCAGCTTCTGGGGTATATACTTCATCTCCTGCTGTATAAGTAGGAAAGTCATCATCGTTTCGTATAAAGCCAACTAATAAAAATTTACCTGAAGCATCTGCCGCTAAGTTTTCTGCAGCCAATGCTATACAAGGTGGAGTTACAGAACCTGCTGCTGCAACTGCTTTGTGCATCTTAGAATCAGATGCTTTGTAGTACACACATTCACCGGCCTGTAATGCTTCTCCTGCCGTAAATGTAGCTGTTACCCCTGATACAGTATTGTTACCAGGAGATGAATCTAAATGAGCATCTGAAGTTATATCTACTATTCCGGCAGCAACAGTACCTGTAGTTGTAATGTTACTGGCACCGTTATTTATTGCTCCAAAGTTAGATGAAATTGAACCACTATCTAATGCACCTGTAGTTACTATATTAGAACTACCTGCAGCCGGAGCTGCAGAGATGTCTGATAATACTTCCGATGCACTTCTGCCTTCTACTGTAGTTCCGTCAATTCTAAGGAAATCATCGTCAACTACACCTGCAGCAAATTGAGCTGTGTCATGTTGTGAAATACCTTTAGCAATTTGTAGTTTGTTACTAGAGATTTCTAATCCACTATTTGTCCCTAAATCAACAGCAGTTGTTGCTGTACCAGAACTATATGAAACGCTAATTCCATCGCCACCTGCGACAATTACAATTCCTTTAGCACTAGCTGTACTGTCGTCAGCTCCTATAACAGAATTAGACGCAGTTAAACCTGCACCTGCAAGCAATGTTGCAAGAGCAGCTATAGTAGTTAATTGTTCTGTAGATCCGTCACTATCTATAGTTGCTAGGGAGTCTCCATTTGCAGGCGTTACTGCAGATAATTCGCTCAAATCAAGAGTTACCGTAACACTTCCGCTACTGCCACCGCCTGATAGTCCGACTCCGGCTGTAACGCCTTCAATATCGCCTGTTCCCGGTTTTGATACTCCTGATGATAATACGCCTGCCATTAGTTCATACCTGGCACTTTGTTCCAGAATTCAAAGTCTATGGTTGCTGCATTAGAAGCATTTTCACGGATGACTTGAAATCCTGTAACTTCATCTCTGGATCTTAAAACGATAATATCGCCTGCCGCCCATTGCCTGCCTTTAGTTGTAGTAGGTGCAGTTCCATCCCTTGTCTCAACAACAGGATTAGTCCTGACATACCCCTCTGCATAGTTAGCCTGATCGGGAACTGTCAAAGACGTTGCCGAATCAGTAACAGCATGAGTTACTAAAGAACTAGGAATGGGAGAAAAATTATTCTTAGCCATTACCTTTTCCTCTGTTCTGGTGGTTATTGCCAGAACTTCTAGGAGCTTCCCGTTCAGCGAGCAATCTTATGGCTTCTGCCAGATTATCCTGACGTTCTAGTTCCCTTTGTTTTTCTTTTTGTATTTCGTCACCGTTAATGGTTGCCCATTCTCTACGGTGTCTTTTTTCCATGTGTATTCTTAAATCATGAGAAGCTACGATGTTTGCTTTACGACATACAGGG